AGTACTGAAATTCGGTCGTATCCAGATCGGTAAAATCGACCATCGCCACGGGTCCGCTGGTGGTGTCTATGGTGGTGCTGGAAACGATCACGGTCGTGAAAATATTGATGACCGTGGTAACCGCGGCGTCGACAATGGAGTTGGCGACGCTGATGATCTCGCTTTCGACCCAAATCCAGTTGGTCCCGTTGTAGATGAAGTGAGCATAGGTACCGGCAATCAAACCTTCCTCTACGTTCTCGTCATGCTGGTTCTTGATGTTGACGGCCCCGATCCCATCCATGTCGAGCGTGGTCGGCGTGCCCGCCACGCTGGTTAGCGTGGGCCCGATCTTGAGCACCGCATGCAGGCCGGTCGGAATGGTGGTATAGCTAACACCGGACGTGAAAGTCTGCGCGCTGGCGGTGCCGCCGGTGACGATCGATCCGCTCAACAGGTTGCGGTTTTTGGCATGTGCGGCCATCGAGGAACGTGAGGAATTGTTGACGCTAGCGCGCGATTGGCCCTCGGCCCAATTTATGGAAAGGTCCGCGTTGCTGTTGCTCGCGGCCGTGGTGCTCCAAGATTGGTAGTCCTCGCCGGGCATGATGTGTGTCCCTAGATGGTCTTGTTGACGCTGGTTTCGAGTGCACTCTGAAGATCGCCATCGGTAATGGCGGCGCCTGCCGCCTGCACCTTCGGATCCATAATCAGGATCGGCATGATCGCATTGACCGCAGCTTCGCTGTTGTCGAACGTCGCCTGCGCCCATTCCATGCGGGTGACATGCGCCGGCACGCTTGCCGCCTCGTTGCTGATAAAGGCAGCATAGATCAGACAGGCAATCCGGGTACGGCCGTTGAATTCGGGATCGTGCATAAGGTCGGACGATGTCTTGTAGTCGATTGCCATTCTGGCTCTCCGTTAAATGTATTCGGTAACGATCACCACGCCGGCCGAACCGGCCCCGCCCACCCGGTTGGTGTTGCCGTTAGCGTTCTGCGCGCCGCCACCGCCGGAGCCATAATTCGACGCGGCATTACCGACCGTCGATGTCGTCGACCATGTGGCGCCGCGGCCGGCACCGCCGAGCGCACTGGAACCCCCGTTGCCGCCGTTGATCGTCACCGACAAGCTGTTGAAGTACATGCCTGGATGTCCGGGTGCCCCCGCCACCGTCAAGTCGCCCACCGCCGAGGTGAGGTTGGCGCCGTCGCCGCCGGCCAGGGTTTTGGTACCCGCACTATTGCCGCCGATGCCGCCCGAGCCGCCATTGGCCACGCAGATGGTCGTAACGCTGGTCTGCCCGCCGCTGCCGCCATCGCCGCCGTTGGCGGCACCTGCCGAGCCAGCCGCCCCTATGGTCACAGTCTTGCTCGCGCCGATGGTTGCCGCGGCCACGGTCTTGCGCGAATAACCGCCCGAGCCGCCGCCGCCGGCCGCCTGAGTAAATCCGCCCGTGCCGGAGCAGCCACCGCCACCGCCGCCACCACCCACACATTCGATCGTGCAGTAGCGCATGGCCGAAGTCGGCGTATAGGTGCCTGACGCCGTGAACACTTGCACCGCGATCGTGACCGATCCGCCGGATGGTCCGGTCGCCCCGGTTGCTCCGGTTGCTCCGGTGGCTCCCGTCGCGCCGGGCGGGCCGGTCGCGCCATCGGCGCCATCGGCACCATCGGCGCCGGGTGGACCTGTGGCCCCGGTAGCCCCAGTCGGTCCCGTCGGCCCCGTCGGCCCCGTCGGCCCGGGTGGCCCAGGCGGGCCGCCGCCGGTCCCGACAATGCCGAGCGCATTGCGCGCGGTGTAGGGGTCGCGGGCGTTGTCGAAAGCAATCCGAAACGGAGCGGGCGCATCGACGCCGCTCATGCCACGCTACCGTCCTGCTGCGCCTCGACCACCACCCCCTCGGCATGGGTCCACACCGTCGCCGCCGGAATGATACGGCGGAACCGATGCAGCCGCCCCGAAGAATAAGCCGCCGCCGAACCGGTCACCTCGACCCCGACCGACGGCTGAAAGGCCGGACTGTCGCCCAGCCGCTCGCGGGTGCCGGCCGCAATGGTGCCCGCGCCGCCCCCGGCATCGTCGATCACGTAAACGTCGCTGATAAATGCGCGCGCACCCGGCGCAAGATGCACCTCGGCGGTTTCCATGATCGCTTGTAGGTTGGGTCCGGTCAGCGTGCAGAGCAGCCCGTTTGCATCGATCGCGCCCACGATCGGGCGGCCGCCCTGGTAGCGGAAACTGTCGAGGGGCGGCGAGGTGCTGTCTAGAAACGTATCGTCGGGAAGGTCGCTCGCGTCGTCGGTGTCCAAGTCGATTCCGAGCGATGCCAGCATCGCCCAGACCTCGGCTTCGATCGAAGCCCGCGCCCAGCGGCCGTTGCTCCAATCGAAAACGATCTGCTTATCGTAGCGCGGCGATGCCGACGATGCGCGATAAACCCACACTACCCGCGGCTTGTTGACCGGCACGAGGCAGTGAACGACGTTGCGCGTATTGATGTCGGAATTATCCAACCACCACTGATTGACCTTATCGCTGCCGATCGGCGTCACCTGTTGCCCGGTGAGCGAATAGAAGCCGTCTTCCGCCACGAAATACAGCACGTTGCCGAGCGAGCTATAGCCGTATTTCGAAACCGAGCCGCGATCGTGCAACACGCGCGAAAAGTTGAAAATGAAGGTGGTATCGCCGGGCAGGAACTGCAGCGTGCGAACCGCGCGCTCCTGCACCACATAGCCGATCTCGGCGCCCGCCACGCCCTGCACCGGGCCGCCGTCGGGAAAGAATTGCATGTCGCAAAGGTTGGTTCCGATGCTCCATCCGGTGATGTCGTTGATCGCCGACCAGATGATCTGCTGCTGATCCGGCTGCGCCAATCCCGACAAAAACAGAAAGTCGCCCATCTGGCGAACGTTGGTTGCGCGCGGCGGACTCCCGGGCAACGCCTCGAATGCCGCCCCGGTATCGATCACGGCATATTGCGGATCGTCGTTGACGTTGACTGCGACGACATGGCCCCCGGACTGCTCGAACGACCACAGGTCGCCCGGTTGCAGGTTGTAGGCGCCGCCGGTGGTGCGGCTGATATCCACCCACCCGGCCGAACTGTAGCGGTAAAGCTTGGTTGCGGTACCGGCGTAGATCTTCCACTCGCCGGTGGTCGCGCGCGCCGAGTACAGCCCGCGCGCCGGCTCCGGTAATGCAAAGTTGCTGATCGGCTGCAGCGATGGAAACGGCAGATATGAATTGACCCCGGCGAACACGTTTTCCACATCGGCGGCGAACTTGGAATCGAGCAGCGCCACGTCCGGCCGCCACTCGCCGAATTCGACAGGTACCTTTTGCGCCGGCATCAGGCATTCTCCTGCGCCGCCTTGATGGCGCGTTGCAGGTCGGCATAACGGCGCAGCACATCGGCATCGCGCACGACGATCCGTTGCCCGAGCTTATGCAGAACGAAGGTGCCGGATTTCTCGCCGAGCACATAACGCAGCGTCTGCGGGGTGTGATAGATCACCACAATTTCCTCGCCGGTTTCCAACACGCGCCGCTGCTTTTCCGACAAGGCGATATCGGCCACTTCGTTGCCGTCGGTGTCGTGAACGATGGGCATCGGAACCTCAGAAATATTCGGCCGTGCGCACGCTCTGGCTCGTCGCGCCGGTGGTCAGCGCCGATAGTTGAACGATTTCCGCCAGCGCCTCGTCGCGCCGCGATTTATAGAGTTGCGCCATTTCCGTATTGCGTCCGTGCGCCGCGGCCTCGGTCATCAGTCCGAACAGGTAAGCGTCGGGATACTCGAGCAACAGCCAATTGTCGTTGCCGTTGTTGCCGACTAGCGATGGAATTTGGCGGTAGTAGTGGAATTCGTAGGCGTTGACATCGTCCACCGGCCTCGTGCGCAACAGCCCACCCTCGATGGTGAACAGCCGCGGAATGGTGCCGAGCACGGCTGCGGTCGGCGGCAGATAGGCTGGGTGTACGTAGTCCAATTCATCCCACGGCCAACGGGTGACGGCGGCACTCGGCTTGATGGTGCGCCACAGCAGATAGTCGCTCGGCAACGTCACCTCGCCGCCGGCGGTGACGAGGTTGGCCACCGCCTCCATCTGCCGCACGCGCAAGCGTCGGTTGGCGGCGCGTTCGAAGGTCGTAGTGAAGCTGTCATAGTCGCTCAGAAACCGCTCGTGAAACAGCTTTCTGTTGATCTCGGCTTTGAGCTGTCCGTAGTTGCTAAACGCCATTTTCTTTCACCTTGTTTGGCGGGCGCCCGCGCTTGCGCTTGGACGGCTCGCGCTCCGGGTCGTCTTCTGGCGGATAGTCGGGCGGGAGCACGTCGGTGAAATCGGTGGACGGCGGCGGATCGTCGAAGAAATTCACATCTGCGGGATCGGCTTCGGTTTCCGGCTCGCGCCATTGCACCGGCGCGGGCTCGTCTTCCACCTTGAAGTATTGGTTGCCGCGCGCCTTGGCGATCATCCATGGATCGTCGACCTCCACGGCCCGACCGGCCGGGAACGCGATCCCTTTCCAGGTGCAAGAGAGAGGCCCTTCGGCCTCCCCCTTCCATGTGATCTTGGCCATATCAGCCGACCGGCTTGATGTACTGCACCGTAACGTAGGCGTCGCCGGCCGTCGGGGTGCCGCTGATACTGCACCAAACGGCAGTATCGGCCGTGATCGGATTGGTCAGGGCCGCCAATGGCACCGTATTGACGGTCCCTGCCGTGGCGGCGATGCCGGTGGCGATGTCCTGACCTGCAGCGGTGGTGCCGATATGCAGCAACGGCGACGTTCCGACGAGTGCCGTTTCCACATTGCTGTTAATGACGGTGATAAACGCGCCGGCCGGCAATGTGCCGATTCTGGCACTCTGCGTAGCCCCCGCGCCCGACACTGCGGTGATACGGGCGCTGATCTGCTGCACCCCGGTGGTGAAAGGATCGCGGGCCGGAACGCCGGTCATAAGATTGGCAACCATGATTTGGGTCTCCTGTTCGGGTGTTTCGGTTAAGGCTCTATCAATCCGATGCCGAATTGAAGAAACCGGTTGCAACGCCCCATTGCACAAGCTTGGTTCCTGCCTTGGGGTGCTTCTTGAAGATTTTTCCGACTCCGTAGGCAGCCTCGATTCCTGTGCCCGTCACAAATCCATAGTCATCTTCTTTACGGAAAGTGGGTTTCGCCATTTGTCCGTACGCGATCGCCACGGCCTGCTGGCCGCAGAGAAACACCGGCTCGACGCGGGTCGTGCCATTGCCTGCA